CTAAAGCGTATGCCTGGTTATCTGCATTACGAACAGCTGGCGGAAGTCTAGAGTCATCATCTGCTATATTAGCGGCATCTTCAGCTACAAGCCATGTTACCTCAATTGCCCTAGCTAATCCAATCCCAACTTGTCCTAACATTCTCAAATATTCCTCCGCGGCAAATGGGTCAAATGTGGAGTTACTTCCATTGCTAGTTACGGTCACTTCATCTCCCTGCATCCGTTCACCAAGCGGGTCTTCACCAGTGAATGATAATAATCCTGCTCCTATTAATCCAAGCACTGCTCTAAATAAACGCACCCCTACATTTGCTCCGGCTCTTGTTAATCCGGCAATAGTTTGTCCTGTAATGTTAAGAACTAACCTATCCATCGCCTGACCAGCAACTGCCACTACCGCAATTCCAGGTGTTAATAATTTAAATAATTCAAACCGGGCTTTCATAGATATCATTTGTTCTACAGGGATTGCTCCAGTATCAGCATAGATTTGAGTAGCAGTAGTTAAATCTGTCGCCGCCCCCCACATCATGCCAGCAATACGCCCGCCGCCTCTTAAAATATTTGTAGTTACTTGAACTATTCCGCCAAATTGCTCATTGCTTCTCAGTATGTCTAACCATTCATACCAATATAAGGTGACTCCACGAAATGTTATTTGCGTGTTGCCTGCGGTATCTCTTAATCTGTTAAGTTCAGCGACCATTGCCTGAGCATCAGGAACCGCTTGACCCGTTGCAGCCGCTCGTGTGACTGTTTGAGCAAATGCTGCAGCTCCTTCCTCAATCGCACGATTAATTGTTTCAGGCGTTGGGCGAATTATTGCTGGGAAGTCATAGTTGTATCCCAATGGTGTAAATAATACACCATATCCTACCGTTATTAATATAAGTACCGTTAACCCGTCATGTAATAATTCAAGACGGTTGCGCATTAACTCCTCACGAGCTTGCGCAACCTCTGCTTCTGTTGAGTCTGTCACAATCATTTCTTGTGAAACACCTCCTGCTGCTTTTTTCATAATATACTATATCTATATTTAAATCCGTACAAATTGTCTATAATTTAGTATTTACATAAATTATAATGACAACCAAAAAAATAATTAGCGTATTGGAATCAAGGAATGATTTTATTAATCTCCTAAAAGTAAATCCAGGGTTAATTATTATAAAATTCGGAGCAACTTGGTGCGGACCATGTAAGCAAATCAAGCATGTGGTTGAAGGGTTTTTTGCCACATCTCCACCTACTGTTATTTGCGCGGATTTGGATATTGATGAAAGTTTTGATTTATATGCCTATTTGAAAAGTAAACGAATGGTAAACGGCATTCCGGCGATGGTCTGTTATAAAAAAGACAACATGACCTTTATACCAGATGATAGTGTAACCGGCGCAGAACCCGCCGCTTTAGCCGCTTTTTTTAAACGATGTAACAATCATTTAAATAAGGTAATTGTAGCTAATAATAAACCTACAATTGCCGAAGTAAGGACATAATATATTTAGGAAATATACAAACAATATTATCTTGTAATATCTACTACTCTTGTGCCATTTGAATTATAATTTATTCTTATATTTGTGAATCCTTTAAATTTGCCACTTGCCGCAGTAACGGTATAATTTACAAAATTTATTGCCGTGGCAAACCCATTGCCGTTATCTACATAATTAGCAACAGCTTCTATAAAATTATTTTGATATGGTTTTGAATTAATGCTTACAATTTCTTTGTATAATTGTGGAAATCCCACGGCTTCATTTGCTGGAGTGCGATATCCGACAAATGTAATTATATCAGAATTATTTGTTGAATAATTTTTATTACACATATATCTATTTTCAACTCCGCTGTAGGCGTCTGATGGGTTAGTTGCAAATGTAATTGCTGACCCGTTAGACTCGTGAGTATTTTTATCTTTTAACTGGTAATACAGTGTCAATTTGTTAGGAGGCACGGGGGTATAACGCATTATTTGCGGATTCCTGCGAGGGGTTCTTACTAAAGTAAACATAATTATATATTATAAATATATAATTACATTTTCAAATATTATAATTGTAGTTTACAATAATTTCATATTCTTAGATATATTCCTAAAGTATAAACAATTTAAAACTATAACGCAAACTAATATACTATGTCTGGCGAGAATATTATTATTGCGTCTAGTAACAATAACATAAATACTTATAACACGCACTTGAATGAGTTCATTAGTAGAATTCCAAATTATCAATACATGTTTGAAATTTCCAAGTGTTGCGAGTATACCGAACTTCTTACGGAATATAAGGATAAGACGTTGGCGGATTTATACAAGACCATGGCGTGCGTATTTGGCCAATCGCAACCTATTGGGCTCCTCTATGCAGTAGACCAGACAAATAAGACAAAGATGTTAGTACCGAATGACCCTAATGTTACGGTTAGGCAATTTGTTGTGTCAAATCGTCCATTTTTCATGCCTATTTATCCGATTCCCATGAACATAGTCTATAAGTTATACTATGATGATGGGCCTTGTCATAAACAGATGGATTGTTGTTCTAATAAAAACAAAAACAAATGTGAAAATGCGAATTGTCCGTATTTCAATGAGCAAGGCACTACGTGTTGTAACCCGTGTATTATTCATGGGCCATGCGATGGAATTGGAATGGTAGGTTAAAGTAAGGTGTTATAACCCAACAAAATACAAATTTAATTAGTACACATCGTAAAAATTGATTTATTAATAATCTGCCTTTTTCAATATACAACCTAGGAAATATGACGTCAGAATACGTGTTAGATACAAAATGGGAGGTTGAACAGTTTAAGTGTCACTGTAATCAATTTACTCATACAACATATATTTATGATATCAAAATAGACAGCAGTGGGAATGTAAATATACAAAGGTCGTCAACAACTTATTGCAGCGGTAGCCAGGGTGGGCAATATTATCCTAATCCTGTAGAATCCTGTATAACTATAAATGACAATGTGCCTATTCCGGACTATATCATAGAAATGATAAAGAATTGTCCTAAGTTTTATGACATTCAACAGGCACAACATATGATTTCTGTTATAAAAGGGGTAAAAGATAGATTACTTAAATATGTTGAAGGAACACACAACGAGTTACAAGAGTTTAAAAAGTCGCATCATACAAAGGCATTAATAGAGTCAGCCACAACCCCTTTACATAAGAATATAGATGCTCTAAAAAAGGAAATAAATGCTCTAAAAACTGCCACTGGAAAACATACTAGTGGTATTTATTTTCGTGACCGTAGAATAGCACAATTAAAACAAGATATTGATAATATGAAACAGTGTCATCATGACCTAACGCTAATGTATTCTAATCCTCCTGGATATGATGAACTGGGCGCATCATGTGATAAATGTAACAGAACTAATATAATTGATGATGGACGATTATTCCATTGTAATAAATGCGACGATTATGATATATGTAATGAATGTAATAGTAATAATGTTGAATACTTAGAAAAGGAAAATGAAACATTACGGAAAAGGGTAATACATTTAGAAGCGCTCATGAAATTAAGACAACGGAATGTAGTTAGAACAAATCCATTATTCACTACAGCAAGGGCTTCATATACGCCAAAATTTTATGAAAGCGATAGTGAGGAGGACGTTCTTGCTAATAATGTAGCTTCATATAGAAGTCCAACAAGTACTCAAAGTAATGCCGCTAATAGCATGGTGTATAGCGAAGAATACGGAATTTATGTCCCGGGGGATTCACCGTAAATGGATATAAAGATAATATCTTAAATAGCTTAAGGTACATTAACCATGTCAAAAAATATTCATAATATGAATTTGCCATTATGTAAAAACTGTATTCATTTTAGCCCAGAGATTTTAAACGGCTCTTTTACCTCGCATTTTACCAAGTGCAATAAATTCGGTAACAAGAATTTAGTAAGCGGCAAGATTAATTACGAGTTTGCGACTAGTTGTAGAAATGAGGAGACCTTATGTGGTATTAAGGCTAACTATTTTAAAGAAGACCCCAATATTAAATTCAAGATAGCAAGGTATAATTTTTTAAATTATTTACCAAAGAAGATAATTATAGTAAGTGTTATCGTAGTCTTGTTTAAATTTAATTCTTGACCGATATGTATATGGAGGAGGAAGACCTAGACATAAATAATTATAAATTAGATGATATTTTACAATTATTCAAAATGCCGATGGATTTCAATGATGCAGACATGAAGCGGGCGAAACAAATCGTACTAAAAACGCATCCAGACAAATCTCGCTTATCGCCAAAATATTTTTTGTTTTATTCAAAAGCTTATAAGGTGCTTTTTTCAATGTACCAATTCAAGAATAAAAATGCGAAAAAAATAGAGCGTGAGTCCACATATGAGAATCTGTCGGAATCCACCAAGTTTGAAACTGAAAAGCGATTACTAGATAATTTTTTCAGTAATAACAGCAAACTGAAAGAGGATAATACACATTTCAATCAATGGTTTAATCAAGAATTTGAGAGAAATAAAATGAGTAGAGACGACGAAGATAAAGGGTACGGGAATTGGTTAACCTCTAATGAGGATGTAGACGAAGAAAAACGGATTACCATGGCTACTATGAAAGAAGAGTTTGATAAAAAAAAGACACAAGTCAGGTCTCTCGTTGTTCATCAAGATATTTCGGATATTTATCAGCAAAATATGTCCATGTCCAGTTTATCTGCTCAAGCCCCAGATTCATATACATCTGAAATATTTAGTCATTTACCATATAATGATTTAAGGAAAGCGCATACAGAATCAGTAATTCCGGTGACTGACGAAGATTATAATAAGGTTCGCAAATTTAGAACAGTTAATGAATATACCAATTATAGAGATACTCAAGATGTTAAACCGTTATCAGAGCAACAAGCATTGGCCTATTTAAAACAAAAGGATACTTTGGAAGATGTTCAAACTACGAATACGGCATATGAAATGGCAAAACAGTTGGAACTTGCAAAACAGAAAAACCAGACATTTTGGAGTAATATCTCTCAAATTAAATAATGATAAGAACATATTGATGAAATGAATGATAAGTAAAAATATAATAGTATAATATATATAATGTCAATGTCATTAGCCAATTTAATTATGTTATTTGTAATATTAATTGGACTTGGTATCGTTTATAATAGAATGGAAGCTAAACGGCTGGAAAATAGCGAACATGAGAATTATTCCCAGATTAAAAAGTACCTATTAAACGATTCTACTTTAGCTAAGAGTAAAAAACCAATATTATGGATTCATGTTCCATACGAATATAACTCTAGACAATGGTCTAGTTTCGGTTCTCGTAGTTCTACCGACTTAAACCAACCTTATTTATATTTAACAGTAAAAAGCATTATTAAACACTGCGATAATTCATTCAATATCTGTATGATAGACGACAGCACCTTTGCGAAATTGATTCCTGGGTGGACTATTAATATGAATACAATAACAGACCCTATTTTGGGTTATGTTAGACAAATGGGCATGGCTAAACTCCTCTACTATTACGGCGGAATTACAGTCCCTGTTTCATTCGTATGTACTAGAAATTTACTAGGAATGTATGAAAAGGGGACGCGTAATCACCGCATGTTTATTTGCGAAAACATTGATTCCAATATTACGGTGACGTCGTATAAATTCTACCCCGATAGTAGTTTTATGGGGTCAAATAAGGAGAATGAAACGTTGAAGGAATTCATAGATTTCATTCAACGTATTATATCTACTGACCAAACAGCGCAAACTGAATTTTTAGGGGAAATGAATAGATGGATAAATCATAGGGTAAATCTTAAAAAAATCAATTTAATAGACGGACATGATATTGGCATAAAAGACATGGATGATGAGCCCATTTTATTGGATGATATGTTATCTAATAATTATATTAATATTTATGAGAACGCATATGGAATATATATTCCAGCAAAACAAATATTAAATCGCGTACATTATGAGTGGTTTGCAAGACAATCTGCTAAACAAGTGCTAGAGGGTAATTCTATTATAAGCAAATATCTGCTTTTGGCAAATACGCCTAATAGTAATGCTCATGTGGTTGAATCTATGCAAAAGAAACCAAATTGGGTGTCCTTTTGGCAAGTGCCATCCGGCTCACCTGTATGGGGACTAAAACCAAACAATTTAGGAGACCGCGTGCGACGAATGAAGGATTAGCGTTAGCGTAGCTGATTAGTTAACAACTTGGTTATGCTAATACGGCATAATCCCTGTAAGCAATTCGCCAAAATAGACGTCATATATAATATCGTAACCGGATTTCTCGTATTTTATTTGGTACGTATATGTTATATTATTACATTTACATATTTGTCTTAATATAGTAGTAAATGAATTGTATGTCACCTTTTTATCAATATATTTTTGCTTAGATACGTGATAGTATGGTTTACATTCTTCTATGAATGTACTAATGTCATTATTGAATACCCCTTTTTTGAAAGAAATATTATTAAATACATAATGTTTGTTTTGTTTAACGCAGATGTTTTCTAACAAAGAAAACAATAATTCTGTTGGAACTGGTTTTTTGAAAATTTGACTGGTTTGCATTATTTGCTAATATAAGTATATAATAATTTTTACTGTGTTATAAAATGTTGATTAAATTATTTGTGAATAATGCTAATTCTATGTCATCCTCGTGTATGTTATGAAATATCGTAATGTATTTACATATATATGGAATAATTTTATACTTATCATCCTCTGATATCATATTAGTTGTTTTAATAAATAGGAAATAATTATCCAGAATATCCATCACCGAATAACCCTTTTCATGTACAGAGTATAATAATTTAATCGCACTCATCAATTGTTTGGATTTCAATAATTCAGTATAATTCTTAAACGTAATAAAGCTGATATTAGTACATATGCTAGTAGCAAGCGGCAAGGTAATCTCTTCATTAAGCAACTTAAACTTTTCAATATAATTTATTAAAATTTTAATAGTATTATTACATAAGTCTAATATGAAGTCCTCGGCATCAGGATTAATAGTGATGTTCTCCAAAGCAGTAATCCGTCTCAATATTTTGGTTAAATTCACTCGTTCTAGTGGTTTGATTTTAATAATATTGAACCGGGATTGAATACTTTCAATTACTTTTTGAATATTACTACATGAGGCGATGAAATGGACACTATGTCCGAACTTGTCTATACAATTTCGGAATACTTGCTGACTTTGTTCATTGATTAAGTCCAAATCATCTAGAACAACTATTTTCTTTTTATTTTTGATAGAAGAACATGTTTGACAAAAGGTTTTGACATCTGTCCTATAATAGTTAATTCCTTGGTCTTTTAAGCTATTAATATATAGAACATTATCATCTATTAATTTATTACTAATAGGAGTTGTGTAATTATAACTATAATATTCACGAATAGCAGCACTTAATAATGATGTTTTACCTGAGCCGATGTCTCCGATAAAGAGGATATTTAAGGTATTAATGCTGATAAAAGTATTTAAAAGATTAATAAGTGACGCATCTATTTCAAAGTCTTTGAAGAATAATGGGGTATATTTATTTATTAATAATGTATTTTGATTCATATAATAATATTCGTAAATAACCTTTTAAGTTTATCTTGATAGTTAATATATTATCAAATGACTAATTTTTATAATATATTAGAAGTAAATGAGCAATCTAGTACAGATGAAATTAAAAAAGCATACCGGAGGTTATCATTAAAATGGCATCCTGATAAAAATCAAGGAAATCCTGAGGCGCAGGGAATGTTTCAGAAGATTAGCGAAGCATATGAAACCTTGGGAGATGCTCAAAAGAAGAGAGAATATGATATGATGAATAATAATCCGTTTTTTAAAATGATGGGTCAAGGAATGCCAAGTCAAGGAATGCACAGTATGCATGGCGAAAATTTAGAAGATATATTAGCCAGCGTGTTTTCAGGTGGCATGGGTAATATATTTGGGAGTTCTATGCAAAATCCGCATAGTAATCCCAACATTCGCATATTTCATGGCGCAGTACCAGGTTTTGTTCCACCAGGTTTTGTCCAACCAGGGTTCTCTCCATTTCAAAAACCCACTCCAATTATAAAAACAATTACTATACCTATTATTAATGTTCTTAATGGCGGTAACATTCCTGTAGAGGTTGACCGATGGATTATGGAAAATGGTAATAAAACATTTGAACAAGAAACCTTATATGTGCCAATTCCAAAAGGAATAGACGATAATGAAATTATTATATTGAGAGAAAAAGGGAATGTATTGGCAGACGGATGTGTAGGCGATATTAAATTATTCATAAAAGTAGAAAATAATACAGAGTTTATTAGAAAAGGGCTAGATTTAGTATATAATAAACAAATTACGCTGAAAGATGCCTTATGTGGATTCAGTTTTGAATTGAAATATATTAATGATAAGGTATATACTATTAATAATAATTCTGGGAATATTATTCCTCCTGAATTCCAAAAGGTGATTCCTAATATGGGATTAACTAGAGAGAACCATACTGGAAATTTAATAATTCATTTTCACATTACCTTTCCAGAAACACTCAGTAATGATAAGATTGAACTGTTAAAAGGCATATTGTAATATGCGTAATAATCGTCAAATTTTCATATTATAGCATTATATAAAAAGACCTCGGCATTTTGTAGTATTAGTGCCTTCATAGCTTAGTAGTAAAGCATCAGTCTTGTAAACTGAAGATCCCGAGTTCAATTCTCGGTGAAGGCTAAAAATTTATAAATATTAG